GGTATTGATGAAGATACTTTTCTCAGCCCAACTGAGCTTTACAAATGGACCATGCGAAAGTCTTTTGTAAAGGTTGAAAATAATGTGTATCGTACACTTGGTGGTCGTAAACGTAAAGCCAGCAGGTTGATTCAGGGTGCAACGCCTGAGTTTATTTGTTTGGTTGGTCCTTGGATGATGGCATTCCAGGATATGGTCAAGAGTTGTTGGTGTGCCGGCAACTTTTTATGTTTTACGAGTGGTGTTTCTAGCTTGGCTTGCGGTAAGTTGATTGACCGTAATGGCTGGAAGATATTGGAGGATGATATTGGTGCGTTTGATGCATCTGTTGATTCTGATTGGCTTAAATTGGAATTGTGGGTTTTCCGGTTTTTTGGCTGTCCTAGAGCTGTTTATATGCTTATTAAGGCCAATATTGATACTCATGGTGTCACCAGTAAAGGTATACGCTATCGTCGTGAGGGTATGCGTAAATCTGGTGATCCTTACACGTCTGTTGGCAATTCAATGTTGAACGTCTTTATGCATATCTTCATTTACTGTGATGCTACTGAGCAGCAGTTTTGGGAGGCAAAAGGTAATTGCGTCATGTTGGCTCAAGGTGATGATAACTTGATGCGATATAGTTCTGACGTTGACATTGATTGGGTGGCACGTATGTTGGAGTTCGGTTTCACTAGTGAGGCGGTCTTTCGGGACAACCTGTATGAAGCTGAGTTTTGTAGTAACTTGATTTACGAGAGTGATCAGGGGCTTACCTTTGCGCCAAAACCGGGCAAAGTTATGGCCAAGTTGGGTTATTACATTAATCCGCCACTGAACGTGTCGCCCGAGAGCATCGTTAGAGGCACTGCACTAGGGTTGTATAGAGCATGCAATCATGTTGCGCCATTGCGTGCTTACCTCGACCGTCTTATTGAATTGACGGCTGGTGTGGACGCGTGGAAAGCGCCTCTTGAGGAGTGGAAGATGAAGTATGATTTGGTGGAGGAAGTTCCAGCCACATCTATTACCCTCGACCGCCGTTATGGATTGTGGTCCGGTGCTTGTCAAGCTGAGTTTGTTAAGGGGCTCAGTGAGGCGAATTTAGGAGAGGAATTCTCACATCCGTTGTTCGATCTTTTGTGTGATCGTGATACGTCTGGCCCTAGATGCGTGTATATTGGTGAAATAGCCGCATGATGTGAGGATCAAGGGAAGACAAACATAAAACGAGCCTGAATTGTTCATGGTGTCAGTTGAAGTCTCCCCCCGAAAGGGTGTTTGTCATGGCAGTGATTTCCGGTGGTTGCCGGTGTTGGCACTTGGTCCCTCTTGTGTTGATAGTTGAGTGGGGTTCACATTGTGCTGGTGTGTTCGGCTTGCGTGTTGAGTGATTGACACATGAATTTGAAGGTGGTGTGGGAGTTCTTGAACACACACCAAGATAAAATAGTGGAGGTGACCCAGTGTGAAAGCTGTTGTATTACCTACCTTTTTCCGCGCAAGCAAGTAGGACTTTGTGACTGATCACTATCGGTTGCTCTGTCTGAGAGTATGATCCTTTAACGTCCCGTTGTCTGTAAAAAGAAAGCCTCAGTATGTCTCCGTAGTGTTAACGGATAGCGTCGCAATGGGGTTGGATAGTCTGGTTTAGCGAGGGACGTTAAGTCGCTAATTTATTTTGAAATGAGTGGTAAATTTTCTAATCGTCGCCAAGCGGGCGCTAAAAACGCAAAGAAAGGGGCGTCCAAAGGTGGGCGCCGTGGAGGTGTGCAACGTCAATTCTCGCGACCTGGGCCGTCTATTCGGTCTAGTTCGGCGCGAGCCATGCCTGGTATTAACCCTAATGCCAGTTTGGTGACGGCTACCAACGTACCAATGTCACGTAGGTTTCAGCCCTTTGAGGGTGATGAGTACATTGGGGAAGTTAATGGATCTGTTGCGTTTGCGACGACGGGCTATAATGTTAATCCTGGTCAGTCGTCGACTTTTCCATGGGGTTATCGTATTGCAGGCTTG